GCCAGCGGAAGCGCTAGAGGTCAAAGACACACGACCCAGTTCGGTTTGCAGCGCGGTGTCGCCAACAGCAGGGTCAGTGGTACCAGAACCAATGGCCATATGGCTCATAGCCGTGGGGGTGCCCACCATGCGAGCTGCGATGAACGTCTTACCAGTCGTTACGACCAAGTTGGGGACGTTCTGCTCGCTCTTGAGTTTGCCGTCCGGGCCGAACAGTTTGATGCTCAACTCGCCTTTGGCTTTGATGGTTTCTTGGATCATGACAATCTCCTATGCAAACGTGCGGTACTCACCGACGTAATCAGCTTCAAAATATGTCAGGTCGCAGTACCCCTGCGAGATCACCGAACCTGACTCCGAAAACCCAAATGAATCTGCGACCGCTTTGGTGGTGGACCGTACCGCTGAATCCGCTGTACCTGCCGTGTCGGAGAAAGTTTTGGTGGACGCTACAGCCGCAACGTCTGCAGCCGTTAGTGTATCCGCAAGTGCCTTACTAAAGCTAGTAAATGTAGCCGAGCTTGCGCTGAACGCGTCTGCAAGGGATTTAGCGGCCTCAATGGCTACATCATCCGCCACTCCGAGCTGATCCGTAAGGGTCTTGGCGATAGCGAAGAACCGGGCGTCCCCCACAGAAGTCACGTTGTTAATGAATTTCTGGAACGAGTAGGTAGACCCGTCACCGACATCAGCCCCGTCGTTCATGGCAAAGGCGTCAGCCAGCACTTTGCTGACAGCCCGGGACACCACATCTGAAGGCACTACAGTGTGCTGCAGATTCTTAAAAGCGTGCTTTGTCGTGGTAGTGGCCACGGTCACTGTGTCGTTTACAGTCCGCAGCGTTATCTTGACAATGTTGATGACATCCACCACAGACACCGAGTGAGCCAAAACCTTTGTCACCGCTGCGCGGGTGCTGTCAACAGCGGCTACGGAGTCCGCCGCCTGCTTGCCGAAAGACCGTGATGTGTTGTCTGTAGCCGTTGTCGTGTCGCGGAACTTGACGTTCAAGCCAGTGTTATCCAGAGCAGCTATTGCGGCTGCGGCCACGACCGTTACCGTAAACCCAGCGTCGACAAAACTAGCCGTTGCAGCTGCAGCTACAAAGCGAACGCTTGCTTGTGGCAGAACGAACGTAACAGCAGCTACGGCGGTCATTAGAAGTCCTGACGGAGCTTAAACTTCAACAGGTCGTAGACAGTCTGAATCGTGCTATTGGCAAACGTGATCTCAATCTCACCCTCGTAATCCCCAGCGTCACCGTCAAGGATCGTAGGTGAGTCAGACCAAAAGAACACCACCACGCCGCCTGCGCCGTTGGTCACAGAACCAGTCAGAGTGCCGCGCAGCGTCTCAGAGCCAACAGCACGGAACTTCAGGCGCACAGTAGCGCCCGTCACGTTAATGGCTGCGTTTGTTGTGGTATCAGTCAGAGTCACCGTAAGCGCTGGGGCGGTATCGCCCTGCACAAGTCGAATCTTCTCAGCCATGTGAGCTCCTTATGCCGCTGGGCGCTGGCGAACCATCAGGTTAACGCCGCGAAAATCACGAATGCGAGCGTTGGTGATCGCCCGCTCATACAAGCCTTTGTGCATGCCAGCCAGAGCCACGTCGGACCATTCTTTGCCCGGAATCATGGCGAGTTGCGCAATCGCACCGCTCACAATGGTGTCAGCAAACGTCTCGTAAATCCAGTCCTCGACACCTGTACCAGAACGGTTGGGCTTGAGCACAGCGTACACCTTAAGGGATGCACGCTCTTCAGGGATTGGAAAAATTCGGATGCTGTTGTCGGCCTGAATCCAGAACTCGCGTGGCTCGCCAGTTTCGCTCAAGTTTTCCGTTGCGATCAAGCGCAAGTCAGTCCGCTCAAGCGTGTGTTCGCCATACACCACAGAGATCACGTTTTCTACAAGGCCTGTGTCTGGGTCAAGGTCATAGTCAACCGCGCCGGTCACAACAGTGATGCCGCTAATCTGCTCACGCCACAGGTACGTACGCGCAAAGAAATCAGCCGCTGTAGAGGCCAAATACAGCTTCAGGCTAGGGTCTGGACACCCGGGTAAATGCGGGGCCAGCAGCGGTATAAAGTCGGCCCACAGTTTTGCCATTACGCAACTCCCGGCTGCGATGCAGCGTTGGCCTGAGCAGATACCCCCAGAGCGTTCTGGAAGGCTTGGTAGTGGGCCACGGCACGTTGGGCATTGGCAGCGTACTCTGCGTCCTTGCTATAGGCCCTGTAGAGCACATAGTCCACCATGGCGTTGAAGTAGCTGTCGTCGATGCGGATGACTTCCGCTGTGGCTGAGTTAATCAGCTGTGCTTCAGTCAATGTATGCGCCAGTGGCACTGACGCGTAAATCACCTCAAGGCGTGCCAGTGTCGTGGCTGGCGGGTACACCAGAAACTCTTTGGGCAAGCGGGGGTCAAACATGTAGTGCTGGATGTCTACAGTCTGAGTCTCTGCGTACCAGTTGCGGCGCTGATCGTCGAGCATGCGACGGTTGACTATGCGGACTGCGCCTTTGGCAGACGTTGCAGCAGTGTTGCGCACAACTTCAACGACACGGAGCGCCGAAGCAAACGTAGTGGTTACGACTTGCCGAGCCCCAGCTACGCAGGTAAATTCACCAGTCGCAGTGTTGGAGTCAGGACGGAGATTAACAGTCTCACGATAACTGTCGTTGATGTAATTCTGTAGCTCCAACACAGGCCACCGTACGGACGTGGTATCTTGGAGCAGTGTCTGCACCCGGGAGATAAGGTCTACAACTTTTGCGGTGGCCATGGTCTACCTCACAGTTCAGGCTCTACATCAGCCAATTCTACCGCAGCAGGGGCTTCGGGGGTAGGTTCTACTTTCTTGGCGCGTTTGGGTTTGGCTTCAGCCTCTTCCGCAGCGGCGTTGGAATGCGCATTGGCCAGTGCTTGGCCCTCATCGGTGTACACCCAGTCAGCGCCGTCCATGCGGGCTAGGATGACAATTTTGCCGTCAACCATAGCGCGGGCTTTGTTAGACAGGATTTCGCCGTTCAGGCGAGCGAGAAGGTCAAGTACGTTCATGCAATGCTCCGTTAAATGTAAAAGGGGCTCCTAAGAGCCCCTTTATTGTGCCACCGATCAGGCGCTAAGAACAGCGCCCCAGTTTTCACTGCCCAAGCTGATGTAAGCACCAGACATGTTAGCGGCCAAGGCCTTGGCTGCGTTGGCAGAACCGTTGTTAATCTTGCCACCAGTGGCAGGATACACGTTAAGCGATGCGGCAGAACTATTAACGATGTAGACCACATCGCCGACAGGACGCTCAGTAGGCAACAAAACGCCATCGGCAGCAGTGCCGGTCGTGACAAAATTAACAGCACCAGTCAGTGCAGTAGCACCGGCCTGAGTCTGAGTTGTACCAGCGGTAGCCGTAGCGTATCCGCCGATGCTGCGAGAAAATTGAGTAGACATATTGATCTCCAAAGAATGAGGGAATAGAAAGGGCCCCCGAAGGGGCCCAGTTCATCAGCTGGCGGAACCGACTTGGGCCACGACCAGAGCTTCAGGCTTGACAGTCTTGCGACCGTACACAGCCAAACCACGGACGATATCGCCGAAGTCAGTCTGGTTACGCAGAGGCTCAGTCTTGTTCACGGTCATGGCGAAGGACATTGCTGCCTTGGTGCCAGCGACCATGGTACGACGGGCCTTGGCGCTCGACACAGTACCGCCAGTGGCGGGGTCGGTCAAACCAGCGACCAGTGCCTTGCCAGCAGCGCCGCGAGGCAGCAAGTTGGACACGTACACAGTGAAGCGGTCCAGCATACCGATCTTGCCGCTACGGATGGTCGACTGAGCGTCGCCAGTGAAGTAGGCTTGAGCGATGTTGGATTGCATCAACAGATGGCGGTCGAAGGGGCTGATCACCAACCAGCGACCATCTTCAGGCACGTTCTGCTCGTCCAACACTGTGGACATGCGCAGGATACCCTTCAGCACGTTCTCAGGAGTGGCTTGGTCGATGGGGGTAACGTCTGTGCCCAAGTTGTAGGCAGCAGAGATAGCACCAGCGGTAGCGCCTTCGTTGGCAGCGGCAGGGCCTTCAGTGACCATGTTGTTGAAGAACACTTCGTTTTCGATGGCGATCTTCAACTGCTTGGCAGCGTCTTCGGTGAACATGTTCATCAGGTTCATGTCGGACTGATAAGCCAGAACGTCGTTGACTTGCACGCCGAAGTACTTGCCCTTGTTCACTTGCATATCTTGGAAGATAGGAGTGGGGACTTCGTACGACAGGTTCTGGCCAACAGTGTAGTCAGAGATGCTGATCGAAGGGGCCAGACGGATACGGATGGTATCGCCTTGGTTCTTCAACTCGCCTTCGTAATCGGTGTTAGCGATTTCAGACAACATGGTGTTCTGGTAGAACTTGGCCAGCAATTTGCCGGACCACAGGGTGGGGATGAACGCGCCGGAGTACGAGGGGTTCGTGTTGAACGGCGATTGGACGGGGTAAACAGCAGCCATGATGGCCTCCTAAAAAATAACAGGTTGGGGTTCAACGCTGTGTCACTGGTCACGCGGTTACGCGACCTTCCATGAACGCAGCATCAATTTCAGCTTCAAGTTTCTTTGCCGCGTCGAGTTGCCCTTTGGTCCCCAAGTCTGCTGCCTTACGGAACATTTTTTCGATGTCCGCGTTGGTGTAGACCTTACCTTTTTGAGAGGTAGGTGGGGCGCTTGTGGCACCACGATTCGGCTGAAGTTGACGCTCAAGCTCATCGGTCTTGTCGGCTTTTTGCTCTGCGGGTGCGACGGTCTGTTTGAACATCGCCACGTAGTGTGCAACACCTTCAGCATCGCCTCGGTTGAACGCTTGTTGTGCAACAGAAGATCGGGGGGCTCGGAGCAGCGGGTCCACTTCGTTGAGCCAAGCAATCCACTTGGGATTAGCATTGACTGCTTCAAAGTCCGGCACCATACGGTACAGGCGCTGCTCAAAACTTGCTTCAGACACTTGGGTGCCGGTGCTGGTCAGCTGCTCGCGCAACTTCTCATTCTCGGCTCTCATGGCGTCCAGCTCGCCTCGAAACTCTGATGCCACTTCGCGGGCAACTTTGCGTTGGACTTCAATCAAGTCCTGACCAAACGCTTCAACATCAGCATCAGTCACCAACTTCTCAGCAGCTTTGGGCTTAGCAGGCTCAACTGGCTTGGTCTCAGAGGCTTTGCGGAGGCTATCCACTTGTCCCTTGAGTTCACGCAAGTCTGCATGCAAGCGAGGCACTTCAGCGTCATACATACCTTTGAGGGTTTTGTACTTCTGCTGCCATGTCTCTTCCGCGACTACTGGCTCGGTCGGTGTCGGCGTTGGCTCAACAGGTTTTGGCTCAGCTTGCTGAGGCTGTGGGTCTTGGGGAGGCTCTGCTTGCGTTGGTTCAGGGTCTGCGGGTGCAGGATTCTGGCCCTCTGCGAGCTGCTTTTCCAGTGCTTCCAGTTCTCGTAACTGCGCTTCTACTTGTCTTGGCAATGCCATTCAATTCTCCTTGGGCTCCAACTCCGTTTCAGGCTCCTACTGCGGTCTGCCGTTCGCGTAATGGTTTGCTCGGATTTACAAAATTCGGATCATTTGATCCGGTCGAAGACCTCTGACGATTTTTCAACCGCTTCGAGGAAATCTGATAAGGCTTGAGCCTGACCTTGGAGGCGGTACAGTCGGTGCGGTTCTTCTGCCTGCATCAAGGAGACCTTGGTCTCCTCTAGCTTGGTGCGGAACAGCGCCAGTAGCGCTTCATTTTCTTGCAGCTTGCAGCGGATTAGCGCTTGCATGTGCTGCCG